GCCAAAGCTTTTGACAAACTGAAGTTAGAATATCCGCGAACCGAAAAAACAAAAGAACCTTCCTTTACACAAAATTGGTTAATTAATAATAAAAACAAAATAGCACAATTGATTGTAAGTGCAAGAGAGGTAAACAAATTTCATGGAACTTTTTTATCTTCAATCATGAAGTACCAGGTTAAAGGTAGAATTCATGGAGAGATAAATCAATTAAGGGGAGACAATGGTGGAACTGTATCTGGTAGATTGTCTATGTCTAATCCAAACTTACAACAAGTACCTGCTAGAAATAAAGATTTTGGCCCTAAAATTAGAAGTTTATTTATACCAGAAGAGGGTTTTAAGTGGGGTAGTTTTGATTACTCACAACAAGAACCAAGAATGACAGTGCATTATGCTGCATCAATAGGAGATGGTTATGAGGGCTCAAATGAATTAGTAGAAGCTTATCAAAATGCAAGTGCAGATTTTCATCAAACTGTTGCAGATCTTGTGGGCATAGAGAGAACACAAGCAAAAACTATAGGACTAGGATTGATGTATGGTATGGGTAAAAACAAACTTGCTATATCATTAGGTGTATCTAAAGATGAGGCCGATGAATTAATAGTTAAATATAATAAAAAAGTACCATTTGTTAAAAAGTTATCAGATAGATGTAAATATGCTGCCGATGAAAAGGGTGTAATCAGAACAAAAAAAGGAAGAAAATGTAGATTTGATTTATGGGAAACAAGAGATTTTGGTTTACATATTGCAGAAAAATATGAAGATGCAGTAGCAAAATATGGTAAAGATAATATTAAAAGAGCCTATACATACAAAGCTTTGAATAGATTAATACAAGGTTCTTCTGCAGATCAAACAAAACAATCAATGTTAGATTGTTATAAAGCAGGTCATCTACCTATGTTACAAATACATGATGAATTATGTTTTAACATAAAAGATGAAGCACACGCAAAAGAAATACAAAAAATAATGCAAAATGCAATAGAATTTAAAGTGCCAAGTGTTGTTGACTATGGCCTTGGAAAAAGTTGGGGTGATGCTAAATAAAAATAATAAACCACATTCTAATCAAGACTTAATCGGTTATGCAGCTGGACTTTTTGATGGAGAAGGAAATATAAATTATGCACAATATAATTGTAAAAATCCTTCTGGAAAAATTTACAAAAAATGGAATGTAGCAATGGAGATTGCAATGACTGATTTAAATTGTATAAAAAATTTTTATGATATTGTTAAAGTTGGTTCTATTCATTTCAAAGGTATAGGAAAAGGTTCTTTAGGAAAAAAAGATCAATGGAGGTGGAGATGTTCTCATCAAAAAGCTTTACACTTAGCTAAATTATTTTTACCTTATGCAGTAGCAAAAAGAGAAAAGTTATTTAAGATTATAAATCACTATGAGTTTAAAAAGCCGACAGAAGCCCTAAGTCAAAAGTTTCCTTTTTTAAAACCTAAGAAAAATTAACCAGCTGCAGCTAAATTTTCTTGTACATCTTGATATTTGATCGCATTTCTTTTTGATCTAATATCACTTTCTGTTTTAAGCAT